CAGGCGGCTGGCGATTGGTCAGTCAATCGCTCCACCCGCTGAGATCATCTTTCATCTTCTAGGCAAAGAGTTCGGAATGTGGCCAGAAGAAGTTGCGAGCCTACCGGTTGAACAAGTGGCCAAAGCATGGCAACTGTTTGCAGAGATGCAGCCAAAGGATAAATAGTGGGAAAGCCAAACGCTCAATCGCAGACGCAGTTGCAGGTCAAGTTTGAGAAGTCATACGACAATCTGCAACTGGGCTTCCTCCAGGGCGGCAACCCTCGCGCCTATAAGCGCCTGATGACTTTTGCCTCAGTGAACGCTGCACGCACGATGGTCAAGCCAATGCAGGCTGCTGCACCAAACCGTACAGGACGGCTCTCTCGATCTGTCAGCGCAAAGGGCGGCCGCTACCAGCAACCATCAGCAACAGTCGGTCCGCGACCAGGCAAGAGCCGAGGTGATACCGACGGCGCGTGGTACCGCTGGATGGTCACAAGTGGACACAAGGTGCGAGGACCTAAGAGCGGGCGTAATATCATGGGGATCAGTTGGGCAGACATTGGAGCGGGCAAGGTCTCGCCGGTGTCAGCATCGGGCGGCAGGGTTGCAGGCAAGCCATTCGTCACCGAGACTGCTCGTCAACCTGGAATCCAACAGCGAGCATTGGATGCCTACTACGCCACGATTGAGAAGTTCCTCAATGATGATGTCTTCAGAGGTCGCATCTTGAAGTTCAAGAGAAGGGGTCGCTAGATGGTCTCAGCATCAGGTCAGGCAGTATTCGCAATCATTGCTAAAGACGCAGCGTCCAAGGTCATGAAGAATGTCGGACGCAGTTTCGGCGGCATGAAGAGTGCTGGCGAGCAGGCATTCGCTGCAATCAAGGTTGCGGCCGTAGCAGCCGCCGCTGCACTCGTTGCCATGGGCATTGCCTCGGTCAACGCTGCCATAGAAGATGAGGCATCAACCACACGCCTCCTCTCTGCTCTCAAGGCTCGCGGATTCGCGCAGAAGAACCTGACAGAGGAGATCAACAAATCCATCGCAGCAGGTCAGAACCTCGGCTTCACCGATGATGAGGTTCGCGCCAGTCTTGAGAACGCGACACGCTTCACAAAAGACTTTGCCAAGGCGCAGAAGATCGCGCAGATCGCACAGCAGGTATCGCGCACGACTGGGCAAGACCTTGCCACAGCGACACTCAATGTTGGCAAGGCGTACAAGGGAACAGGATCACGCCTTCTTGTCTCACTCGGTATCACGAAGAAAGGCATCAAGGGGCAGGAGGTACTGAACGCCATCACCAACAAGACTCGTGGTGCGGCAGAGGCATACAGCAAGACCACGGCTGGGCGGTTCGCCACGGCGCAGATCCAACTCAATGAAGCGTTTGAGAAACTCGGCTACAGGTTCCTGCCGGTGGTCAACGAACTGCTCACATTCTTCAGCAAGCGAGTCATGCCATTCATCAGCGCAGCCATTGACATCTTCAGCACTGCGCTAGATGACGCAGCAAAGATGTTTCAGCCGTTGATTGACGCGGTAAAGAAACTAATGGATCGACTTGGGGATGGGGAAGGTTCCCCGCTTGTTGTTGTGACCAAGTTGATCGGTGCAGCATTTGAGATTGCTTCGGCTGGCGTTGGGATCTTTGTTCAGATTCTTACCGATCTCATCAAGATCATTGAGCGAGTGCTGGAACTTCTCGGGCAACTCGGAGATGCAATAGGTGGCGCAGCAGGCGCACGCATCGGCTTTGGCAGCGGCGTATCCGTGCCAGGCATGGTGCCAGGAGTCAACGGCGGGGTGATCAACACGAGCGTCCAGTTCAACATCGGCACGCAGAAGCAAGATGAGATGGTAAGCAGCAGCATTGACCGGCTACGAAACACATCGCGGAATCCGTAAATGGCGAACCCATTCAGCCTGATCGTTGCTGGAGTCAACAGCAACGCCGACATCCTTGCGCGGCCTGCCGTCAGCGCCACCACTACGCCATATGTTGACCTTGCCTCCTTCAACCTGACGCTCTCAGGTGACGGCAACGGCGGCAGCATGTCGTTTGATGTGATCCAACTCAAGACCCCAAGCGGACTGCCTTGGTGGCGCTCTGGCGGTGTCAATGACAATGCGCGTGTGCAGTTCTTTGACTCACGCTACAGCGCAAGTACGCCGCTCTTCCTCGGCTATGTCACAGGCATCAGCGCAGTCATGCTCGCCAATGGTCTCGGCACACGCGCCTCGGTGAGCGTCTCGTCGGCAGAGGGCTGGCTTGGCAAGACCATCGTGCGACGCGGCACCGGCAGCATCCTCGCAACCTCGATGGTTGATGCATTCTCCATTGGTGACGATACCAGCACCGACCAAGACATCATCAACGGCTTGCTCAAGAAGGTGAACGCCTTGGTCACCGACGCTACGACGCAGCAACTGCTGCTCACGACGATCATCAGCGGCGCTAATCGAGCCGTATTCAGCGGCACAGCACAGACCATCGGCAAGCAGACCTTCAAGGCAGCGACGCTCCAAAGCGCCTTGGATCAGGTGACCGAGGAGGCTGCTGGCGTATTCGGAGCGCGTTATCGCTACTGGATCAACGGAGACGGCCGCCTCAACTATGGACCTGTGACGGCAGCGCCGACCTACGCCAACGCTCCTGCCGAGATCGTTGTTGATCCTTCTACGACCGCAACAGGGTCAGCCTCAGTCACCACCAAGATTCTGGCGCGTGATCTTGCCGTGACGCTCGACCACGACAGGATCGTCAAGGGCATCTTCGTCCAGGCAGACACCGCCTATGCGCGCTACGACAACAACCAGACATGGCCGACCGCGCCAACCAATGACCCATACTTCCGCACCTACGATGGCACCTACTCGCGCAACGGTGCTGGGCTTGCAGCGCGTACCGGCGCGTTGCCACACGAGGTCTACAGCGCACCAAAGATCAAGGGTGCAGGTGACCGAGGAGTCAAGATCGGTCGGCTCGCTCGCGCAACGATGACCTCACTCGGTCAGCCTGTGCGAACAGTCACCTTCTCCGTTGCCGGTGCAAACCTCGCGCAGACCTCATCGCCTGACTGGTCGTATGGCTACAGCCAAGGCTACGCGCTGACTGCGCTCGCAACCTACACGCTCATCAAGGCATGGCTGCCAGATCAGTATGTCAAGGTCACGGCCAGTCCGCTCAACCTATCGGCTACCATCATGCGTATCGCTTCGGTCAGCATGCGCTTTGAGACTGGCGACACATTCCAAGTGCGCTACGACATCGAGGCAGACTTCCGCAGGCAACGCCTCGGCAACCTCGGCATCACAGGGGGTGAGTAAATGGGTAAGTACGGCACGAACCGCGAAGGCTTCGGTGCGTTCGAGGGTGGAGTCAATGCCGACAAGGGCGCACCGCTCCTCAGCACCAACTCGGACGGCGCTACCTCGCTGCTCATGGGTGCGCCGCTGATCCGTGAGATTCAGGCGGGAGTTGCCAACGGTGACTTTGCCATCACTCCAGATGATGCGTCATTGACAATCACTAGCACCAACCCGCTGCCGTACTGGACCTTCACGGATGTCTCAAGTGCGGGTGCGATCACCTGCGCCATCGTTGCGGATAGCAGCAATGCGAGCGGCAATGTGCTTCGCTGGAGCGTGGCTGGTGCAACGACCACAGGCAAGAGCGCAACGCTCACGCGCTATATCTCGGTGCCGGGATCGCGCAACCGCGAGTTTGTCTTCATTCCTGAAATGACGCTCCTCGCTGCTACGGCCTCCACCGTCATCAACTCCACCATCGGCTTCACCTGGTACAAGTCAGACGGAGTGACCACGACAGGCACAGGCAACACCTCAAGCACCGCCAACACCTTCACGGTCATCGGTGCAGGTCCGACCACCATCACCGCAGGAATCAGTCCTGCAGTCAACCTTGCTGCGCCGTCTGACGCTGCCTTCATGCTCATCACCATCACGGTCGCTACGACAGGCACGGTCTCAGCAGGTGCCAAGACTCTTGACCTTGCCGAAGTGCGCGTTGCCTCTGGTCAGTCCGATGTGTATGTCGCAGAGAACACGACTCCAGGCACCTACGGTCCAAGCCGCTTCCGTCAGGCGAACGGCACGCTGACGCTCTCGCCAAACCTCGGCGGCACAGGTGCATTCGCAGTCAGCGGCAACCAGACCGTCAGCGGCACGCTGGATGTGACTGGCGCGTTGAGCGACACGGTGTCCGCTAACGACAAGACGGTCATCACAGGTGGTGGCATCGTTTCAACAGGTACAACCACAGGATCAAATGTGTTGACTACCTATGTCACTACCGACACAAACAACCGCTTCAAGTTAGAACAGAACGGCAAGATCTCTTGGGGTCCGGGTAGCGGCGCAGTTGATGTGACCCTTACTCGTTCCGTTGCTGGAGAAATACAAGTGGGCGGCGATCTCGTTGCCGATAGAATCTATGCGCTCATTCCTCGTTCAACAGCATCGGCGGCGAACGCGCGTTTCAACGGAACTACAACTGGTGAAATCAGGTACTCAACTTCGTCACGCCGTTGGAAGACTGACATTGAAGATACAGATGCAGCAGTTCTAGAGGCAGCCAAGAAGTTGCGACCACGACACTTCGTCAGCCTTCACGATGGAGATAACGACAAGCGCCTACTCGGACTCATTGCTGAAGAAGTAGACGAGGCTGGACTCGGCTGTGCCGTTGAACTTGGCGAGGATGGTCTGCCGTTGGCGATTGACTGGAACGCACTCACGACCGCGCTGCTCGTTCGCATCAACGACTTGGAGGAGCGACTCGCTGCGCTTGAAGCCGAATGACACGCAGTCAGGTTGACGCGATCATTGACCGACTTGACGCGCAGTCAAAAAAGATTGACGAACTGAAGGAAGAGATTGACAAGATGAAGGGCGGCTTGGCTGTCCTCAAGGCACTCGGAGGATTGCTAGGAGTGGGCGGCATAGGCGCGCTGCTCTCTTGGCTCATGTCACAGGGGAAGTAATGCGCCGCGCCATCTTCCCGCTGATGGCCGCACTCCTCACCTTCAGCGTCCTACCAGTCCGCGCCGATGATGCCGTGCATGGCGTGACGATGACCGTCTACAACGGCTTCAGCGATATGAACTCGCAGCCGTGGATTGCTGCGCCAGGGCAGGGGCCGTGCTTCACCGGTATCGTGCCGAATATCGAGTCTGACTGGGGCGGCGGTCCAGCCGTTGAAGGCTGCGACGCTGACTTCTTCCTCGTTCACTTCAGCGGCTGGCTGACCGTGCCAGAGTCAGGAGCCTACGAGTTCCTCGCCTTGGTTGACGATGGCTGGCACATGACGATCAACGACCAACTCATCAACGATAACTGGGTGCCGAAGGGCTGCGGCGGCTGGTGGAGTGGACCGAACGAGGGCTTCATCGAGTTGACTGCCGGTATCTCCTACCCACTTGATGCCTGGATGTATGAGTGGGGTGGAGGCGCGTGCGCCATCCTCTACTACGGTTCACCGAGCAACTATGGCGTCGTGCCGACCGAGTGGCTGACCACCGAGCCGCTACCAGAGCCAACGCCTGAACCTTCAATCATCCCACCGACCATTGAGCCTTCTGTTGAACCAACCATCGAACCTACGCCGACTCCGACCGAGGAGCCGTCACCAAGTCAGGAGCCTTCTATTGAGCCGACACCAACGCCATCACCAACTCCAGAGCCAACGCCGTCACCGAAGCCAACACCAAGACCAACACCAACTCCATCTCCTAGCGCCTCTCCTGATCCCACTCCTCTACCTTCTATTCCACCTTCGGTAGAACCGACACCTGAACCATCGTCACCGATTGACACGCCAGAGGAGGCCGTTGCTGCCGTTGCAGAGGCAGCCGTCGCATTCGTCGGAGATGTGGCGAGTAATGTTGCCGAAGCCGCAGCGGAGGTTGCTGACGCTACAATCGGCAGGGTGGCTCGGCTCGGTCAAGACCTGAAGCCAGAGCAGAAGAAGCAAGCGCAGCCGGTGGCGGTTGCGCTCATCATCAGTCAGGTCGCATCCGCTGCAACAGCAGCAGCGACCGCAGCAATGGGAAAGGCGAAGAAATGATCCAACGCATCATCGTTGATCTAGTGGGTGGAGCCTGGACGATCCTTGGACTCCTGTTCGCCGTCGTAGTCTTGCCTGCCGGTGAGACGCAGCAGACGATGGCAATGCTCTTCGGCGGCCTCACGCTGATCTGGGTTGTGACAGGTCCGCTTCGATGGAGGGATGAATGAGAGAGTTCGTCATCGTCTACACCTCGGCGCTCCTCTTCGGGCTTGCCGTCTGGGTCATGAACGCAGACATCGTGGAGGCAATCGTCTACGGCTTCGCGCTCGTCGGAGTGATCATCTTCGTATGGGTCATCGCTGACGAGATCAAGTCGCGCATCGAGCAGCATTACCGCGACAAGTTCAAGAAGCGAGACGACAAGTGAGCGACTTCCGACCGTTCAAGATAGTGACGCAAACCGACCATGTTGAGGCTGGCGGCATGATGGATGACTGCGCGTGGGCATCACTTGCTGGAATCGCTAACCATGTGACTGGCAGCAGCCTTGACTGCGGTGACGGTATTGCCATTGGCGAAAAGGTCGGCCGACACGACCGAGATGGCAAGGGTGATGGCAGCAGCCTTGCTCAAATGAAAAAGGGCGGAGAACTTATCGGTCTGAAGGGTCGCTACCCCAAGTCATGGGATGAGGTTGTTGCTGCTCTTGCCGATCCATCGTGTGCGCTTGCAGTAAGCGTGCAGCAGCCGATTGGCTACCCAGAGGCGGTTATGCCGATCAGCAAGTGGCACAAGAATATCTGGACACCATGGGCAAAAAAGACTGATCCTAAAGGATTCAAGAATGGCTACGGACACCTGACCGCCGCCGCTGGGTACCATCAACCGTTCGGCGTGCAGTGGGCATGTCCTACTCGCAGCGGCAAGGGCGTTGAAGCACTCGCACAGCCGTTGACGATTGACGAGTTCAAGATGATCGCATCGTCGCATGGCGACGCGCCACACAAGCGCGTGCTGATCTTTACTCCTGCAAAGGGTAGCGCAGTCCTACCTCCTACAATCGCCGTAGAGGCACCTCAGAAGCCTCAGGAGGCGAGCAAACCGCTATCTGGTACCAAGACAGCACCTGCCAAGCCACAATCCTTAGCGGTCAGCAAATCAGCCTCTTCGGTTGACCCTGCGGTTCAGACACAACTGGACGCGCTGAAGAAGGTAAACTGGCAGCAAGTGGGCGCAGAGGCGCTCAATGTGGCGCAAGATGCGGCTACGGCCGCGAGTAAGGAGACAACGACAATGGGCAAGATTGGCGCATGGTTGAAGTATGTGGCTGCGAATACGAAGATTGACGAGATGCTCCTCGACGCACTTCGCACCTTCCTGACGGTCAGCATCTCGGTCGCACTCGGTCTCGGCATCCCACTCCTCGACATCTCCGGTGGCGACTTCCGAACGATCCTCTCCGCAGGGTTGGCATCGGCGCTCTCGGTCTTGGTCAAGGCGCTTGATCCGAACCAGAGCGAGTACGGCTTCAGCCGCAAGTAGGTGATCCGTGGCAGAGGAGCGGTCACGCAAGAGTCGTGGGTACTGCTCAGTCTGCGAACTGCCTGGTAGGGTCTGGCACTTCAGCGAGCGCGTGATTGCAAAGGTCAATGGATTCGAGATCGTAGAGGGTGCCACCCTATGCCAGACTTGCCTCGATCTTCTAGTGCTAGAGGCGCTGGAGGACTCGTCTAAGCCGTCGTAAGGCGGCTCCCTCCCCTGCTGGGCATCCTCCCCCAGCAGGGGGCTACCATTCTGCAACAGGGCTTGACGCGCAGAATCCGTTAGGCGTATGATTCAGCGGTCAGGGAGAAAGAGCCAAACGGCTCTGCTGACCAGGAGGAACCGTGAAGAGGAAAGTTCAGACATTCAGCGTGAGCAAGAGTGGCCGCACTCTTCGCTACTACGATCCAACGACACCGGACAATCGCAAGCGCGCTGCGTCCGAGTTTGTCGGACTGCTTACTTGGAAAGAGCAGAAGACCCGCGATGAATACGATCAGCAGCAGCGTCTCTTGATGTTGCTCGCGTTGATGGTATTGGCATTCGGCATGTTCGTATTGCCGATCTTGATTGGAGGAGAGTGATGAAAGTCAACCGCAAGTCCACGCCAAAGATGGTCGTGCGTTCACGCTTCAATGACTTTGCGCGACTGGAGCGCAAGCAGCATCAGCAGGAGCGCATGCTCTTCACCGCAGTCCTGATGGCCATCTGGCTCGTCGTGATGTTCGTCTGGTCAATCACTCGCTGATGCCGCTCTACCAGTTTGTCTGCGGCACCTGCAAGCAGATCGAGGAGCGCCTCCAGGTTGGCTATGAGCCAGTCGTTCCACGCTGTGACAAGTGTGGCGTATGGATGCAGTTGAGCATCAACACTCCAGCCGTCGTACTGAAGGGTGCCGGTTGGGCAAAGAAAGATCGGAGGAAGAAGAAGTGAGCCAGTTCAACGGAATGATCCACGACGATTCAGACATCACGAGCCGCTGCAACCGCTGCCGCGAAGGTCTTGGTCGCATCGTCAGCAATCCATATCAGCGCATCTGCGTTGATTGCCAGTCTGTCATTGACCGCTCGCTTGCTCGGTTCTATGCGAAGGCCGCAGTCAAGAAGGCAATCAAGCGCGCCAAGAAGCGACCCGCATCGAGGAGCAACTGATGCCAGAACAGGTGCAAGATTGTCCGATCTGCGGACAGCCAGGCGAAAAGAAAGAGGAGCCAGTCTGCGAACACACCGCAATCTGTGGCATGTGCGACAAGGCACTCGGTATCCCAGAGGAGTGTGAGGAGTGCAGTTATGAGGAGGATGGAGTCAATGAGTAAGGGCGCGAAGTGCGTGGTCTGTTGGAAGATGGAGGCACCTGTGGGCGTGAGCATCATGGAGCGCCTCTGTCCGAAGTGTGAGGCTAGTCATTGGAAGAAGGTCGTCGGCATCTATGCCGATGCAGGCAACAAGAAGAAGTATGTCGAGGCAAAGCAACGGCTTGCCGAAGCGATGAAGAAAGTGGAGGTGAGCAAGTGAGCAAGCGATACGAGTTTATCAAGGCCCCGCAGCGCAGTCCTGAATGGTTCGCACTCCGCAAGGATGCGATCACCGCGACCGACATCGCAGTCATCTCTGGTCTGTCACCGTACAAGACCCCATTCCGACTCTTCGCAGAGAAGAGCGGCAAGGTCATGGAGCAGGCAGCCGGTGTGGCCGCTGATCGAGGTCGGCTGCTAGAAGATGCCGTGGCGAAGTATTACGAGCAGGAGCGCAAGGTCAAACTGCGCCAGAGCAATGGCATCGTGCGCCTCAAGGCGCATCCCTGGGCAATGGCATCCTTGGACCGCACCATCGTTGGTGAGCCTGATGGCATCGTTGAGATCAAGACCTCAACGAGCAGGGCGTGGGACCTTCAGCCAATCCCGCCGCTCGTGACGGCACAGGTGCAATGGCAACTCTTCGTCACCGGCGCGCAATGGTGTGATGTTGTGGCGCTGCTCGGCAATCTGGTCTTCCGCATCGTGCGGGTTGAGGCTGATCCGATCTACCACACGCAACTCTTCCAGCGCGCTGTCGCATTCCGTGAGGCACTTGCCAAGGGCGAGATGCCGAGCATGATGGCAGCCGACTCGGCTACCTTCGAGGAGATGACTCCGCAGCGGCTGTCCGACATGGCCGTCGCTGAGGGTGACCTCAACCGCATCGGTCAGCGATACGCAGACTGCGCGTATGAGATCAAACTCCTGGAGGAAGAGTTGGCGACACACGCCATCGCAATCAAGGAGTGCATCGCAGAGAAGGAGGGGATCATCGGAGACGGCTGGAGCGCGTCGTGGAAGCAGAACAAGCCAAGCCGCAAGGTGGATTGGCAGCGCCTCGCGGTAGAGGAGAAGATCGCACCGGACACCGTGAATGCGTACACCTTGGAGACTCCAGGTGCGCGGGTGTTTAGGTTCAAGCAGAAGGAGGTCACGAATGACTGACCAGAAGACAATCGCAGCCGCGTTGGCTGCACCGTTCAAGCCAGAGGAGTTGAAGAGCCGACCAGGGCGAGGTGGCAACACCTTCACTTATGTTGATGCTCGTTCAGTCGCACAGCGCCTTGACGATGTTCTCGGCATTGACGGCTGGCAGTTCGAGGTGCAGGTCGCTGACCTCGCCAAGCATGTCGTGAAGGGAACGCTCACCGCCGTCATCGGCGGCAAGAGCGTGCAGCGCGAAGACTTCGGCTACCCGAATGGTGCCGAGGCCATGGAGCCGCTGAAGGAAGGCGCGACAGACGCGCTACGCCGCTGTGCAGCGCAGTTTGGCGTGGGGAGGTCTCTGTATACCAATCCGACGCAAACGGCGCTCTCCGTGGCTCCTACACGCCTCCCAGCGCGTTCTAGCGTGCCTGTGGCAGACGAGTTGGTACTGCCTCGGAGCATCCCATCGGCACCTATCGGTGACGAGCAGGCACAGGTCGCTCTGGCAGCAGCCATGATGTTCGGTCAGGGTCTCTGTCCAGATCACGACCAGGCATGGGAACTCAAGCCAGCAGGCGTGAGCAAGGCAACAGGCAAGCCGTACAACGCCTTCTGGTCTTGCACAGGTCGGACTGACGGCCAGTTCTGCAAGAAGAAGCCAGCCATTGCGTGGATCAACCAGCAGGCTGCGCCAGTCGCAGCGCCTGCTCCGGTCAAGCCAGAGGATGACTTGGAGTCGTTGCCGTTCTAGGACTTCGGGGAGCGGCAGCGGGTTATGCCGCTCCCCGCTAAGCAGAGGAGGAGGATCAAATGGTTTGGACTGACGATGAAGAGCGTCGGCTGCGAGACAGGGCGCACAGATACTCTCTGCCGGTCGAGTTGCTTCGCACAATGCTTGACGGAGGTTGCATCTATCCAGGCGACGATCACGCTGACAGTTTGCACATTGACCACAATCACGGTTGCTGCGGCAAGGACAAATCGTGCGGAAGATGTGTCAGGGGAATCCTGTGTGGCAATCACAATCGGCTGATCGGAATGTTTGAGAAGGCAATGCCGCACATGGAATGGATTATCGAATACAGGAGGATCAAATGAGCCTATGGATCAAACTCGATGTAAACACGGCCAAGGATGCCGTCGTGGCTGAACTGACAGACACGCAGTTCCGCGCCTTCATCTACACCATCGCTGAGGCAAAGCAACTACGGAACGGTGGGGTCTTCAAGAGCGTCACGCACCTGAAGCATTGCCTCGGACCACGCCTCGGAAGGGCTGTGGATAACTTGCTAAAAGTCGGGCTGTTGAAGGTCTGTGAGGGCGGTGTCGTTGAGGTCTCGAACTACTCTCGGTATCAAGTCGACCCTCTGTCGGGCAAGCGTCAACAAAGTTGGCGTGCGAGAAATAGGGGGGGGATAACGGAAACGGACGCTCTAGAAGGAGAAGGAGAGAAGAAGGAGAAGGAGAATCCCCTATATCCCCTTACCAAGACTTGGGATTCAACGAGGACTGGATCACCTACGATGGTGAGCGACATCATCCTTCGGAGGAAGGCATGACCCGAGAGCGAGGAGAAAATCCAAGCGCCGGTGCATTGAGGTCACGAGACTATCGAGACAATCGGGAGACGGCCGAGGCACGAGAGCGACGGCTCCGGATGGTGAACTGCAAGCGTCATGGCATCAACCTGGAGCAGTTTGAGCAACTGCTCGTGATGCAGAAGGAACGCTGTAAGGCATGCAACGATCCGCTTCACCTCGGAGAGCGGTTCGCCGTCCACATTGACCACGACACCAAGTGCTGCTCTTACGAGGAGAAGTCTGTCAACGGTGCAATCAAGACTTGCGGCAACTGTGTACGCGGTCTACTCTGCCACCCATGCAACCGAGCAATCGGACTGATGGAGCGGTATAGCGGCCGCGTCCATTCCTGGATGGCGTACATCAGGGCAGCAGAGAGGGTGGTCTGGTCATGAGCGATTACAAAGTCAAAGGCATCCTCATCGAGTTGAGTGATACCGATCTTGCAAAAGCCAAAGAGGTTGGCGACGGTCGCAATGCCGCTAATGTTCGCAGCCAAGACAAGCCTTACTACGACCGGAGCAGGATGGAGCCTGACGAGATTGCATCGTTCGCCGCGGCAGCAGCCGAGTGTGCAGTTGCTCGTGCGCTCAACCAAGAGTGGCACGCCAAGGTCTGGCCAGCGTCCGAGCATTGGCAGCACAAGGACGAGCCTGATGTCGGCAGCCATATCGAGGTACGCCGACTGCGCTTCCCACACCGACCTCTGGCAGTTCGCCAGAAGGACATCGGCAAGAACAAGTTTATCGTCCTGGCATACCCGCTGCCGGAGACTGGCTATCGCTTCGTTGATGTCATCGGGTGGATGGATGCCGACGAGGCGTGGCGCATCGGAACCGACTCATGGCCGCAGACTAAGGATGTGCCTCAGTCGCTGCTAAATAGCATGGTGGAGGAAGCATGAGGAACATCGCATTCATCGGACCACAGAAGTCAGGCAAGTCAACGCTCGCAATGATGCTCATGGAGAAGCAAGGGTATGAGCGAGTCGGCATCGCTGACGAGATCAAGCACCTGGCATCCAAGGCATTCCCTGCCTTCGATAAGGATGACATGTTCACGATTCGCACCTTTGGCGGTGAGCAGCCGATCAGCGGCCGTGAGTTGCTGCAAGAGATCGGCGGCGCACTCCGTGAGGTTGACCGCGACTTCTGGCTCAGGTGCTTCAGCCGTAAGTACGCCAACGGCATCAGCCTCGGCAACTCAATGGTCGTGGACGATGTGCGCCTGGAGCGTGAGGCGGCATACCTCCGGCACATTGACCCCACGATCCTGATCGTCAGGGTCACCGCCTCGCCGCTCGTGCGTGAGCAGCGGTCGTTCGGCAGGCTCAAGGCGGCGGGGGACATCACCGAGATAGGCTGGAACTCGGTTGATCCTGACTTCGCTATTGACACGACCGAGATGAAGGCTGAGGATGCGTATCAGGAACTGGTAGCATACCTGGAGGGAATATGATTGACACGAAGAAGGTCATCGCAACGCTGGAATACTCTTCCGCGTTTGATCCAACGCCGGTCACGCTAGAGGTCCACACGGACTCCTACGCTGACGGCAGCCTTGCTATCTGCGCCGTTGAGGCGCGGACACGCGAGCCATATGGCCGCCTCTCGGTCAATGTTGGTGATCACACGGAACTCCGACCTGGCGAGTTCTACCTCAAGGATTGGTCAGAGAACGAGGAACTGGCTGATGCTCTTGTGCTGAGTGGCGCAATCCATCCAGTTCCAGACCAACCTGCATTCCATGCAGGATTCTGCGTCGCGTTCTGTTATCGGATTGACGAGTGAACGCCTACCTGATTCTCGGAGCCGTCCTCATGTGTGGGCAGATCATCGCGTGCTTCCTCATCGTCGCCGCGCTGCCTAAACTCGCAACAGGTGGCGCATGGCGCGCATGCTTCATCGGCATCATCCTGACGATGGCAACCGCCATCTGGATCATGAAGGGAATCTCCTGATGGCAGGAGTCAAGACGCGGCGCGGTGGACCTTCCGTCGGTCCTATCTGGCACCCGCAGTCCTGCGGCGCATGCGACCTGATGATCGAGGAGCATATTGACCCCAAGAAGAAGGTCTACCCTGCACAGCGCGTGATGGTCATCGCCTACACCGGCACAAAAGCCAACAGTCGCTACGAGTGGCGTCACAAGGCATGCGTCAAGTGAGCCGCATCGAACGAGCCGCACCATTCCTTGATGAGGGCGTGAGCCTTGTGCAACAGGGTGGCTACTGCTACATAGAAGACCCCAAGTTCCTCGCTCGGCCGTGGGCAGTCTTGAGCATTGAGTATGTTGATGACATTGCTCCGACAGGATGGTTCTGGCTCAACGAGAACATCGGCAACCGCAAGACCATCGCTGACTGCATGAAGGAGAACCTCCTGGAGGTTGACAAGTTCCCGCGCTACCTCTCCGACGGCTTCCCTGCGCGCATCGCCAGAGTGCTGCGCTGATGGGTCACTTCAAGGACATCGCTATCACCGATGAGAATGCAGCACGGAGCCGCCGAGGTCGCACAGCACGCGCTCGCGGCAACGCTTTTGAGCGAGAGATCGCCAAGCGCCTGAACGGCACCCGCGTCGGTCAGTTCGGCGGCAAGCAAGATGTTGCCAACGAGTGGATCGCAGTCCAATGCAAGGTCGGCAAGTCATACCCTGAGCGCCTCGACAAGTGGCTCCGCGAGGTGCCGGTGAAGGCAGATCAGATCGCAGCACTCGTCGTTGGCGACTCGCCAGGCGCAGGAGTCAAGCGCCGCTCGCTCATCATCCTTGACCTCGATGACTTCATTGCGTGGTACGGAAAAGAGGGCGAGTGATCTTCTCGCTGCTGTTGGCAGCGGCACTCTCGGCACTCCCACCGGTCTGGGTGAACGAGACCACGGTCAAGGGTCTGTATACGCCATACGACGCGAGCAAGATGCATTGCATCGGCAAGACCTGCGAACGCACGACGCACGGCTCTTGGTGGACTACTACCGCCGCACGATCCTCGCAATGGGTCAGCGCCTCACCGAAGCGTTGCAAGGCGCACCCTGAGTGGAACTGCTACAAGCGCGAGATGGGCGGCTGGAAGAAGTTGGTGCGGCCATATGCCGCCAATCTTGAATACTACGCTGCTGCTGGACCGCTCCTGATCAAGGCAATCAAGAGCGCCTATGGCGGAAAGTTCCCGAGCATCTGGCACAAGGAGCCGTTCCTGCGCGTTCGCTTCTCGGCTGAGTTGCCAAACGGCACGATCATCAGTAGGATCGCGTTCGTCGTTGACCGCTGCATCTGTGAGGGAAGGCATACAGACCCGAACGACAATCGGGTGGTGGACATGAGCCGTGCGCTCTTTGCAGCCTTCTATCCAGCCAGAGCAGCAGGCAACCGGAGGATCACAGCGGAGGTATTACCTTGACCGAGCAGCAGACTGCACACGATCAGTTCAAGATCGCTGTCAACGCGCTCGCTGGTCTATTGAACATCAGCCGCAACAAGTTGTTTGATACTGCTCCCAAGTACGGCCGCACGACGCATTGGATGCGCGAGCGGTACTACGGCAGGGCAACCGTTGATCCGTCCGATGTGGACTGGGTACGCACGCTGTCAATGAACGGCGGCGACAAGGAGAAGATCAGTACGATCATGAAGTTGCGAGCAATGGAGAAGTCGGTGCTTGCCTTCTGCCTCTACTGCGACGGTGGAGATGAGCCAGCCAAGGCAACCTGCTGGGATCGAACCTGTCCGCTCCGACCTGTCTCTCCACTACCGCTACGACTAGACGCCAACAAGAGGCGGCTATCATCTCGCGGGGCGGCGAAGACGGCGAACTCGCCAACACGGCTCAGCCAGGCAGATCGCAAACGAGGGGGGCAGCACCCCTCCCGCTCCACCAAACTTGGAGGCCTCATGGGCAAGCAGGATCGCGTAGAAGCCATCACCAAGTGGATCAACGAGACCCTCATCCTGCTCAACCTTCAGAACTGGCGCGTCACCGTCAGCAGCGAGACCTCGGACATTGACGCTTGGGCTGACATCGAGGCGCACCATCAGGCACAGACCGCCTCGCTCCGGCTCTCGTCCGACTTCTGGAGGAAGACCGCCGACGAAAAGCGCGAGATTCTGACTCACGAACTGCTGCACCTTGCCGTCAGTCGGCAGGATCAGATCATCGAGAACCTACAGGAGCCGCTCGGCAAACTCGCCTGGGCAGTCTTTGAGCCGCAGTACGACGATGCGACGGAGCGCACGGTGGATCACCTCGCTCGCCTACTCGCGCCGCATATGCCGCCGATCAAGTGACCTTCAACCGACCATGCTTGGACTGCAACACCTTGACCTCGGAGGGAGACAGATGCTCGGTGTGCGGTCCACGCAAGCGATCCGAGTGGGCGCGAGCAAGAGGACCTTCACCCTACGCCGATCCGCAATGGCGCAAACTCTCGGCGCAGAAGCGCAAGGAGCAGCCATGGTGCGAACTCTGTGGCCATCGCGGCTCACATGGCAACCCGCTCACCGCCGACCATATGCATCCGCTCAGCCAGGGTGGCGCACTCATCGTGCCAACCTATATGCTGCGGACGCTCTGCCGTATGTGTCACGGTAAGATCACCAAACACAAGTAGGAGGATCAGATGGCAAAGATCGTCATGGTGAGTAATGCACCAACAGGCACGCCGACCGGCTACAGCCAGCAGACCGCGCAACTCGCGCTGCGTGCTAAGGCAGCAGGGCATGACATCAGCATCAGCGCCAATCACGGCGCTCCGGTCAACATGGAATGGGAAGGCATCAAGATTCACGCCGAGGGTCTGGTCAAGTATTCCAACGACGCTGCACCAGAGAACATCGCACTCGCTGCACAATCTGGCGGCTTCGGGCTGACCCTGTTCGATACATGGGTCGGAGTCAACGAGATGTGGCATGTCCTTCCCATCGTGGCGTGGGTACCTGTTGACCACGATCCAGTACCGCCGCTCGTCGCTGCCTGGTGCCTGAAGGGCAACAACAAGCACATCGTGGCAATGAGCAAGCACGGAGAGCAGGCGCTCCTCGCATGCGGCGTACCGCGTGAGCGCCTCACCTACATCCCTCACGCCATTGACCGATCAGTCTTCAAGGCTGAAGGTCCGACGCTTCGCACCGAACTGCGAGTTCCGCAAGACGCGCACCTGACAATGATTACCGCCATGAACAAGGGTAAGCGCAAGTCGTACCCAGAGATGCTGCGCGGCTGGACGCAGTTCGCCAAGCGACACGAAGACGCATACCTATACATTCACACCGACCGCTTCGGTCACCTAGACGGCATCAACCTGATCCCGCTGCTCAAGATCATGGATGCACCGGCTGAACGCATCCGATGGGTAAACACAGCACATATGCGCGGCGGCATCGCCCCTGAGACCGTGGCCGCACTCATGCGCTCTGCCGATGTCTTATTGGCAACGAGCCGAGGCGAGGGCTTCGGGCTACCTGTCATCGAGGCTCAAGCGGTAGGCACGCCAGTCATCGTCACCAACCACACGGCGCAGCCTGAACTCGTCCGCAAGTATGGCCACATCGTTGAGGGTCAACTTGACTACGATGACTTCCAAGTTGCGTACTACAAGATTCCGTGGATCAGGGACATTGACGATAGGCTTGAGATGTCTTGGTGCGCCAAGCGCGACAATGTTGTTGACCGTGCTGCCTTGGCTGCGACAATGGATGAGTACGATGCAGACAAGGTGTACGCCGAAAAGTGGGAACCACTATTCAGAAGCATCGAGTCTGGCAAGATCAAACTCGGCGCACCGGCAGCAGAGCCAGTACCAGTCAACCGCGCTGCTCGCAGGGGCAAGCGATAGGGGGGCGGGTAATATTCTACTGAGCGTGGGGGGCTGGTTATCCAGCGCCGAGTCGCATACACGCACAGCCAGGTTGGCATAGTGGGGGTTTATTGAGCGGACCAGCACGAATACCGAACGAGATCAAGCGCAAGCGTGGCACGCTGCGTCCTGATCGCGCGCCTGTTGTGCAACTCACAGCGAGCCTGCCAAGGGTCGCAGAGGCTGGCGTACCGGACGGCCTTGGTCCTATCGCCACCCAGGCGTGGCTTCAGATCGTTGAGCATGCAGGGTCTTGGATTGCTATCAGCGACCGCGAGTCGCTCGCCATGCTGTGTCGTGACTTGGAGTTCCTTGCCAACCTTGAGAGTAGGATCGCCACCGATGGCGCTATCCTCTACACCGACAAGGGGTATGCTTACGCGCACCCTGCCGTCGGCATGCGCTCATCAACGGAGGACTCAATCCGCAAATGGATGAATCACCTAGGACTGACCCCAGCCGACCGAGCGAAACTCGGAATCGCCATGGTGGAAAGCCAAAGCAAGATCGAGCAGTTCCGCGAGCGTCTGGCAAAGAAGGCTGGCCACCGCGCTGGCTGACCCCTGTTGACGCTGCCGACCTAGGGCGCAGCCTCGGACCTATCGTCGCTGACTTTGCCGAGGCGCTGGTACCCATCGCCAAAGACTCCATCGCAGGAGCCTCCGGCGAGGCGCTCCTCTTCCGACCATGGCAGCGCGAGTTGCTGACTCGTATGCTCGCTCGCCGCGAGGATGACACCTTCACCCATCGCTTCTTCCTGACAGGCATCGCTCGCAAGAATGGCAAGACCGCACTCGCCTCTACCCTGCCGCTCTTCTTCGGACTCTATGGAGATCGTGGCGGCGAGATCTACTCGGCGGCTGCCGACCGCGATCAGGCGAAGTTGGTCATGAGCCATGCCAGGCGAGCCGTTGAGATGTCCCCAGAACTTGCCGACCAGATCAAGGTCTACCGCGACGCCATGGAGTTCAAGCAGACAGGCACCATCTACAAGGCTCTCTCCTCTGAAGCCTTCACCAAGGAGGGTCTCAGCGCCTCGCTCGTCATCGCTGACGAGTTGGCAGCATGGCCGTCACGCGAGTTGTTCGATGTGTTGAGCCTCTCAATGGGCGCGCGCCGTTCGCCGCTCTTCGTGGCAATCACAACGGCAGGCACTCGCCTCGACTCAACCGGCGTGGACTCCATCGCCTATACGCTCTATCAGTTGGCTCGCCGTCGCATCGCGGGAGAGAACGATGACCCCACACTCGGCATGGCGTGGTGGGAGGCTGCCGATGATGCCTACGCTGACGATGCGCGCTGGGGCGAAGCCAACCCAGGGCTGCTCTCCGAGCCTCCGATCCTCAGCATTGAGGACCTCGTATCAGCCAAGAAGCGCACGCCAGAATCGGAGTTCAGGACGAAGCGCCTCAACCAATGGGTGAGCAGCGCGACCGCCTTCCTACCAACTGGCACATGGGATGCGTGCAAGGATGACACGCTGATCCTCAACCCAGAGGATGAGATCGTCGTGGGCTTTGACGGCTCGTTCGCCAACGACTCTACCGCCATCGTTGCCTGCCGCGTTGCTGACAAGGCGCTCTTCGTCCTAGGGCATTGGGAGCGGCCGCTTGATGGTGACCTCTCCTGGCGCGTGCCAGTAGAAGAGGTGGAGGCACGAGTGATGGAGATCGCCAAGACACACAAGGTGCGCGAGATTGTCTGCGACCCATTCCGTTGGCAGCGTTCGATGGAGGCGTGGGCGCAGATGGGCTTGCCTGTCGTAGAGTTCCCGCAGACTCCCGCGCGCATGGTTCCCGCTACGGCGGCAATGTATGATGCGGTGGTCAACAAGAATCTGAAGCACGACGGAGACCCACGCCTGGCGCGCCACGCATCAGCGGCCGCGCCGTACTACAGCCGCAACGGTCTCATGGTGAGGAAGGAGACCAAGCAGAGCATGAAGCGCATTGACTTGTTTGTGGCAGCCATCATGGCGCACAGCAGAGCAGGTACACTTGGCACAGCCGCTACACCAAAGCCAAAGCCGAAAGTAGAGTGGGTGAACCTATGAAGTCAAACATCCTGGAGGCACTCGGCGTAATCGTGATTATCGTGGGAGTGGCAACAGTTGCACCCGCCGCTGCGATTATCATCAGCGGAGCCGCCATTGCTGCGGTGGGCTATGCCATGGGAGATCGTAAGTGAGCATTATTCGCCGCATCCTCGGAGAGACTCGTGCCATCGGTGGGAACCAATGGCTGACCGATCAACCATCAGCAAGCACCGCAGGCGTGCAAATCAACGAGCAGAACGCCACCTCAATCGGTGCCGTCTACGCCGCTGTGAAACTCTACGCCGACACGGTTGCAAGCCTGCCGGTTGATACCTATATCCGCATTGACGGCACGCGCCGACCATATCGTCCGCGTCCATCGTGGCTCGATCAGCCGCTCCCTGGCAATCCGAACTACACCGGCTTTGAGATGCGCCATCGCATCGTCAGCAGCCTGTTGCTTGACGGCAACGCATTCATCCTCTTCCTGACTGGCCGCAACGGCGACATCGTTGAGACACGAGTGCTTGATCCGCAGAAGGTCACCATCAAGGTTGGAGTTGACGGCAACCCAGTCTATGTGGTCAGCAACGGCAAGGAGTCAATGGAGGTCGGACCAGAGGCAATGGTTCACATTCCGCTCTTCGCCACAGGCGACAATATGCGCGGCATGTCACCAGTCGAGCATCACCGCGTGACGCTCGGACTCGCATCCGCAACGCAACTCTACTCAGCCAAGTTCTACGAGCAAGGCGCATCGCCAAGCGCCGTCATCAAGATTCCAGGCGAACTCACGCAGGATCAGGCTGACTCGCTGCGTCAGGCATTCAGTCGCCGTCACGAAGGCGTGGATCGCATGCACAAGATTGCGGTGCTTACCGGCGGCGCAGACTTCCAGCAGATGTCAATGAAGATTGCAGACATGCAGTTGGTTGAGACGATGCATTGGGGCGTGGAGTCCATCGCTCGCATCTACGGCGTGCCGCTGCACCTGCTTCAGTACCCAGGCGGCAACTCGTCCTATAGCAGCATCGAGGTCATCAGCATCGAGTGGCTGCGCCTCGGCCTTGGTCCACTCATCGCTCGCATTGAGGCAGGACTCCAGCGCCTCGTTCCAGGCGCGCAGCAGACCTTCCTCAAGTTCACGCTTGACGGCTTGCTCCGACCAACGACCAAGGAGCGATACGACGCATATGCAGTCGCGCTCCAGAACGGCATCCTCTCAGTCAACGAGGTGCGCCGACTTGAAGACCGACCTGATGTGGTCGGCGGTGAAGACTTCTGGAAGCCGCTCAACATTGGCGTAGTAGGTCAGGAACCGATCAAGTGATTGAAATCTACGACATTGACAATACGCTCACGACGAGCGGAGATACTCCACGCCAGCCGTTGATTGACTATATCAAGAGTGATGTGCAGGATCACGGTGTCCGCATCTTCATCGTCAGCGGCCGCGTCATCAGCCGACTGGACGAGACCGAGGCGTGGCTCAAGGAGAACGGCGTTCCCTACGAGCGCATCTATCTCAACGACTTCAGCGAGACCCCAGGACCCAATGTGATTGAGGCATTCAAGGCATACAAGTACGCCAAGATCGTTGACGAGTTTGGGCTTGAAGAGATTGACTATGTTGTTGACGATTCAGCAGAGGCTCGCAGCAACGCAGAGGGCATGGGCATCATGGCGCTCACGGCCGAGCAGTTGCTCGCCAAGGAGGCTGGGGAGATTGAGCAAGGCGAAGAGGAACTGGCTTCAGTCGAGGCACGCGCCGTCTACGATGTTCCTCAATATATTCAGGACGCAGCGAGCAAGGGTCTTGTTTGGCATCACGAAGGTCTTGCCGGTGATGGCTTGCAGCCAGAGACCGTTGCAGAGGCGCGCCAACTGGACGCAGGACGAGCAGACTCCGACAAACTGATCCGCATGGCTGCGTGGATTCGCCGTCACCGTGGGGATTGGGAAGGCGTACCGCAGAACAGCGATTCAAGCAATGAAGACTTCCCTGGACCAGGTGCCGTCGCGGGCTATCTCTGGGGTGTGGAAACGGCGCAAGACGGCGCTGCTGATCGCGTACTCTCTTGGGCAGATGCTCTTATCGCCGCAGAAGATAGGGAGATTGTTGACATGAAAGAGAAAGAAGTTCGCTCCGTCCCGATGGGCGAGTTCCGCATTGGTGAGGCTGACGCACTTGGTCAGCGCAACTTCTCCGGCTACGCCGCAATCTTCTCATCGCCAAGCGAAGGCTTGCCATTCGAGGAGCGCATCGCGCCAGGCGCGTTCAAGCGTTCACTCGCTCGTGCAACCGCAGGGCAGAAGATCATCGCCTTCCTCTTTGGTCATGATGAGCAGCGCGCCCTTGCCACCACGGCAAGCGGCCGCTTGCAACTCACCGAAGACGAGCGCGGTTTGCGCGTTGACGCAAAACTTGATCCAGCCGATCCTGACGCTGCCAAGGTGATCTCAATGCTGACGCACGAGAGCGCCGCAGCAGGGATGTCGTTCGGATTCCAGAAGGTCTCCGACGAGTGGAACGGCAACAACCGCACGATCAAGGAAGCCAACCTCTTTGAGGTGAGCATCCTTGCCGCCGGTGGTCAGACTCCTGCCTACCCTGCAACCCTCGGACTCACGGCGATCCGCCAGGTCACCGCACCAAAGATTGGTGTGGATGCCGATGCGTTGATGGCCACCCTAGAATCGGTCAAGGCTGGGCGCGAACTGTCCGCCGAAGAGATCGAGGTACTTGATGCTGTTCGCTCCAAACTGTCACCAAAGAAGGGAACGATTGACCCATCAGTCGCTCTCGCTTTGGCAGAGGTTGAGCGTGCAGCAGGTGAATCACTCTAAGTCACGAGTCGGGGTCCCACCGCGCTAAGTCCGCGAGTCCACCCAGAGACATCCCGCTCAAGAGTGCAAAAACAATCGGGGCTATGACCCCATATGCGGCTATGTCCGCAGAAAGGAAGACTGCAATGGCAGACTTCGGAAAACTCGCAGACAAGCGAGCGCACTTGCTCACGGAGGCACGCGACCTAGCGGTTGCTGCCAACGACAAGGGTGCCGCGCTTGAAGGCGAAGACAAGAATCGCTTCGAGGCCTTGATGGCAGAAGCAGGCACAATCGCAGAGGCACTCCGCGCAGAGAAGGCCGCTTCAGAGGCTCGCAAGGCCGCTGATGAGGTTCGCGCTGAGTACGCTTCAATCGTTGCTCCTTCGGCGGCTCCGGCTGCTAAGACGGACAACGATCGTCTTCGCGCAATCGGCATGGCCGGTGGCGTTGAGACCTTCGAGTACCGCGACATCAAGACCGATGCAGGACTTGGCAACCCAGTTGCCATCTACAATCGCGTCAATGTTGTTGCTGGTCAGATCAACCCGTTCATCAACCCAGATGTGGTTGACTTGATGCAGGTGTCTTCGGGCAACAACATCAAGTTCCCAGTCGTATCCGCACTCGGCACGACCGCAGGGTCAGTTGCTGAGGCAGGCACGATCACGGAAGATGACTTCACGGCAACGGCTCTGTCGTTGACACCTGTGAAGTACGCGGTCCTGGTCCAGGTCTCGGACGAGTTGATCAACGATGCAGCATTTGATGTTGCCGCGATGATCAGCGAAGCCGCAGGTCAGGAAATGGCAATCGCGCACGGTGCAGCCGCTGGCTCCGCCGTCGTGAGCGCCGCTGGTACTGGCGCAACCGCAGCAGGAACTGTTGCCTTCACCTACGCAGAACTTGTTGCTCTTCAGTACGCTGTGAAGCAGCAGTACCGATCAGCCGCAAAGGCTGGTTGGTTGATGAGCGACCAGGCGCTTGGACAGATTCTTGGAACGAGTTCCTCGAGCCTTCCAATCTTCCAGCCAGGTGGGCAGGGTGGGGCTGATCGCCTCCTCGGCAAGCCTGTCTACACCGCTGGTGGGATCGCTGTCCCAGCAACCGGTGCGAAGAGCGTCCTGTTCGGTGACCTTGGACAGATCAAGACCGTCGTAGTCGGCGGCGTATCTGTTGAGGCTTCCCGCGAGTTCGCGTGGAACCTCGGCCTTGTCTCGTACAAGGTTCAACTGCGCGGAGCGACTGGGCTTGCTCAGTCCTCGGCAGTCAAGTTCTTGAAGAACGCCTAATCGTCTAGCGACGGTTAGTTTGTGAGAGTGGGAGTCGCTTCGGCGGCTCCCACAATCACGCAAGGAGAAAGATGATCGTTCGACTCTGCAAGCGACGCGGTGAATATCCATCTGGTGCAATCGTTGATATGCCTGAGGATGAGGCAACAGCGTTGATCGGATTCGGCTTGGCTGAAGCCGTCGCTGATGTGGACGCAGAGGCACCTAGGAAGGCCGTAGAGCGCGCCAAGGTGGCAAAGCAGGGTAGGACTGCTACCGTTGACCAAGAGGCCGTCAGCGTGGCGCAAATCAGCCAATCTGAGGATGCTGAGTAATGAGTATTGTGCATAGCCGCGTGACCATTGGAACCAGTCCAACGCTCATCACGACTGGCACCGTCGGTGCATCGTGGGTGACCCTGCACGCTCCATCGGGAGGCAACACGGTCTATATCGGTGATGCAACGGTTACATCGTCGGATGGTATGGAACTGCCGAAAGGCTCCCTCAACACAATCTGGCTTGCTGAAACTGATAAACTCTATGGGATCGTTGCTTCGTCAACGCAACCACTAATGCTATTCAAGAGTGGGGGTCGGTAAATGTCATACGCAACACTTGCGCAGTTCAAGGCAGCGGTCGGGATCACGGACTCAACCGATGACACCGCGCTTCAGAATGTCCTCGATGCGACTGATACCCTCATTGACCTTCATTGCGACCGCAAGACCGGCTTCGGCACCGCGTCTGAGACGCGCTACTACACGCCTGAAGCCTACAACTATGTCATCGTGGATGATCTCGTCAGCGTCACGACGCTCACATCTGATGACAATGCAGACGGCGTTTATGAGACCACCTGGTCTTCTGCCACCGACTACAAGTTGGCACCGATCAACTACGCGCTAGACGGCTGGCCGTATGACCGCATCGAGACATCGGTCACCGTTCCAAAGTCATTCCCTAAAAATGTCTACCTCGGTCTGAAGGTGGTCGGCGTGTTCGGCTTCCCAGCCGTACCGGCAGCCGTCACGCAAGCCGCAATCATCCAGGCGAATGCAGTCTGGTCAAGCCGTACGGCACCATTCGCCGTGGTCGGCAGCCAAGACCTTGGCGGCATCCTCCGCATGACTCGTGCGCTTCATCCTGAAGCCGCACTCATCCTTGAGCCGTATCGTCGCAGGGCTGGCCTTGCTTCATGACCGATCTCACTATTCTTGACGCGATGAAGACTCGCCTCGCGGCGCTAACTCCACCGACCGGCTACACGCTCAGGAATGTTTACGCAACGCCACCAGAGGCGCTTCCAGTCGTTCCTGCCATCGTACTAATGCCAGGCGAGGATAGCGTGAGCATCGGCTCCGGCAATCGTATCGTCACACTCAATGTGAGCGTCGTACTTTACCTGCTCCCAGTACCACGCATGGATGAGAAGTACCGAGACCTTTACACCTGGCGCTCGTGGCTACGAGACTCATTCAATGGCGCGGTGACCATTAGTGGAAACGCGGCACAGGTCACAGTATCTGGCACTACACTCGGACAGGACACCTACGCCGATCAGGATTATCTGACGGTGACAGCAACGGCTGAGGTAGCGGTTTATGAAGCCGTTGCCTACACCGCGTAGAGCAAGGAGATAGGACATGGCAACACTCGGATCAAAGGCTCTCACGCGAGTAGTCGCAGCCTCGCAGAGCGGCTTCGGTACCGCTGCCTCGATGACCGCTTCAGTTGGTGAGAACATGTTCACCGATGCTCTTGGCATCATGGACCTTGGAGTCACCGTTGACCTTGGCGAAACCACCTCGGTAGGCGTGCGTACAGCAATCCAGGCTGGCCGCGTCGTAATCACCGGCAAGAATCCAGTCATCTCATTCAGCGAGTCCGCTGCCTCGATGCGAACCCTGCCACTCATCTTTGATGCCATTGGCGCTTCAACGACTGGCGCAGGACCATACACTTGGGATTGGTCACCAACCCAGACCGATGTTGATACCCCAATCTTCTACTCGCTCCTCGTTGGAGACGGCGTGCAGAAGTATCTCGTGACGGATGCGATCCCTACCGAGATCACGATGAGCGCAGACGCTTCTGGCGTACTGATGGCTGGTGCGACCTTCGCAGCATCCACGATTGCCTCCTCGGCTCTCGCCTACGCGACCGCGCTTCCTACGCAGCCGGTGCTGCCAGGGCGCTTGCTGAAACTCAGCACGGCGGCAACATTCCCAAGCAAGGCAGCAGTATCGCCAACCGCGACCGACTATGACGATGTGCTTGCGTTCAACCTGAGCATCTCAACAGGGATGTCGATGGTGAACGCGCTCGATGCGAGCCTCACGGCCGCAACGGCAGGCTTCCTCGGAAGCATTGACGCGACCATGACGATCACGGTGGCGAGCAACTCCAGCGCAACGACCACCTTCCCGATCACCTCAATCGGCACGCAGAAGTTCCTGCGACTCACCGGCGTAGACTCCAACTCCTACGGAGTGTGGATTCTTGGCTCGTGGGTTGTTGAGAATGTCGTGCCGTTGAGCGCCGAGAACGATGGTGGTCTTGTGGTAAACGAGGTCACGCTCCGTCTCGCGTATGACACGACTTCGGGCAAGTCGCTCCGAATCATCGTGGATTCGCCGCTGTCAACAGCGCCGTAGTAGCAGGCGGCTAGATGCCGCAGGAGGATGAACATGGCAACAAAGGTCATTCAACTTGATGGCGAGTACGCAGGGTGGAAGGCAGAACTTCGCGCTGGCGTATCGGCAAACATCTTGATCGAGTTGAACTCTGGTGATGCGACTCGTGCATTGACAGCGTTCAGCAAGATGGTTGTGAGCCACAACTTCAAGGGTCTAGATGGTGAGACCGCAACCGACATCCTTGATGCTCCGATTGAAGCACTCACCGCAGTCTTGACCAAGTGGTCAGAGGCGAACACCCTGGACCCCAAGTAAGGCTCGCAGCCAGGCGGCTGGCGATTGGTCAGTCAATCGCTCCACCCGCTGAGATCATCTTTCATCTTCTAGGCAAAGAGTTCGGAATGTGGCCAGAAGAAGTTGCGAGCCTACCGGTTGAACAAGTAGCCAAAGCATGGCAACTGTTTGCGGAGATGCAGCCAAAGGATAAATAGTGGGAAAGCCAAACGCGCAATCGCAGATACAGTTGCAGGTCAAGTTTGAGAAATCATACGACAATCTGCAACTAGGCTTCCTCCAGGGCGGCAACCCTCGCGCCTATAAGCGCCTGATGACCTTTGCCTCAATGAACGCTGCACGCACGATGGTCAAGCCAATGCAAGCTGCTGCACCAAACCGAACAGGACGGCTCTCCCGATCTGTCAGCGCAAAGGGCGGCCGCTATCAGCAACCATCAGCAACAGTCGGTCCGCGTCCAGGCAAGAGCCGAGGTGATACCGACGGCGCATGGTACCGCTGGATGGTCACAAGTGGACACAAGGTCCGAGGACCGAAGAGCGGGCGTAATATCATGGGGATCAGTTGGGCAGACATTGGTGCGGGCAAGGTCTCGCCGGTGTCAGCATCAGGCGGCAGGGTTGCAGGCAAGCCATTCGTCACCGAGACTGCTCGTCAGCCTGGAATCCAACAGCGGGCATTGGATGCCTACTACGCCACGATTGAGAAGTTCCTCAACGATGATGTCTTCAGAGGTCGCATCTTGAAGTTCAAGAGAAGGGGTCGCTAGATGGTCTCAGCATCAGGTCAGGCAGTATTCGCAATCATTGCCAAAGACGCAGCGTCCAAGGTCATGAAGAATGTCGGGCG